ACCAAATCTGCTCTTAATGCTGCCATATATATTATTCGAATAAGAAAAGACAACAACAGCAATTATTAAATTACAAATGTATTAATAAAAATAAAAAATTACCAAATGTATTAATAAAAAATAAAAATAAAAAAATTAAAAAACAAATATTTAAATTATTATTTAGGTTAATTCAATTTAAATAATAATACTATAATTAATTAATGAAGACAAATAATGAAAAAAATAAATTTTCTATGACAACTTGTTCTAAAACTGGAATTAAAATTAAGAACACAGGTAACGATTATAAATGTGACCCTTTTGCTGGCATTGACCCATTTAAAAATCAAATAAGAGAAGTTGAGAGAGTTGATGTTAATTATAGTAAAAATCAATATGAATCACTTGATTTAAATATTGAAAATTATTCAAGAGAAGAATTATATAAATTATTTGGATTTAAAACATCAGCATTCCTAAGTGAAGAGAATATGAAAGAAGCAAAAAAAATTGTATTAAAAACTCATCCTGATAAGTCACGACTAGATAATAAATACTTTGTATTTTTTGGAAAAGCTTATAATAAGCTTAAAGAAATATATGAATTTCAAAATAAAACGAATAATAAAACTTCTGACAATAATGAATATTACGACACACAAAATGGTCAAGTTTTAGATAAAATGTTTGATTTGAAAAAAGACCTAAAAGACCCGAAAAACTTTAATAATTGGTTTAACCAACAATTTGAGAAACATAAATTAGAAGACCCTCAAGAACATGGGTATGGAACTTGGTTAAAATCTGACGAAGATATTATTTTTACTCCTCAAAATATTAACAAAGATTCTATGGGTAGAGAGATAGAAAAAAGAAAAAAACAAATACAAGCATTAACTACATATAAAGGAGTTGGTGATTCTTTCCATTCATCTTCTGCTGGTGGTTCATCTTTAATGGAATATAATAGCAATTTTTCATCAGGATCTTTATTTACAGGTGGTGGTGGTATGGGTTATACAGATTTAAGACAAGCTTATGCTGAGTCTGTTATTCCAGTTACAGAAGATGACTTTAATAAAGTACAAAAATTTAAGTCAATAGATGAATATAAACGACATAGAGATACAGTTGATACAAAACCTTTATCAAAAGAAGAAGGATTACGTCAATTATATAAACAAGATAGGGAAAAAAATGAAGAATCAGCAGCTCTTGCTTTTTATTATGCACAACAATCCGAAAAAGCTAAGCAAAATAATGATAACTTTTGGTCTGGATTAAAACAAATAACTAATTGGTAATTAAATTTAATTTATTACTTTCTTCTTTTAACTTTTTTTTATAATGTTCAATTCCGAATTTATAAAGTTGAATATTATCTTTAGAAAAATTATAATTTTTTATTGAATAAATTTGTTTCATTCTAAGTGATGATTTTATTTTCCATAAAAAATCACTATGAAAATTTATTATATAGTATTCTTTACAAGTAATTGGATAATATTGTGTTATAATAACACTATCATTCAATTCACCAACATAAACTAATATTTTATTTATAATTTCAATAGGTATCATTATGTAATTAAATAATGATACCTTTATTAAGATTTTTATATATTTTAAAAATATATCATTTTATTATATTATTATAGTATGACAGGTAAATTTGAAAATGGATTGTTCATATTTAGACGAGATTTAAGAATAGTAGATAATAATGGGCTAAATTTTCTCTCTACTTTATGCAATAATATTTATACTATTTTTATATTTACTCCTGAACAAGTTGGAACAGGAAATAAATATAAATCAAATAATGCTGTTCAATTTATGATTGAATCACTTGAAAATTTATCTACAGCAATTAAGGGATATGGCGGAAATATGTATACATTTTATGGAAGTAATGAAAAAGTTATAGCTGACTGTATTAAGGCTTTTGATATTAATATAGTTTGTTTTAACTTAGATATTACTCCTTATGCCCGTGAAAGGGATAGTAAAATTGTTACTATGTGCCAGAGGATGAATATATATATTACATATGATCATGATTACTATCTTCATGAACCTGGCTCTATATTAAATGGTGCTGGAGAACCTTATCAAAAATTTACCCCATATTATGAAACAGCTAAGAAAATTAAAGTTGAAAAACCTGCTAAAATAAAAAAAATAAGTTTTAAAAGTAAGGATAATCGAATTTCGAATAAAATATCACTAGAACAAGCTATGAGTAAATTTGTTGGAAAAACAAACCCAGAGATATTAGTTAAAGGTGGCAGATCCGAAGCATTAAAAATGTTATCAAAGGCTGTTAGAACTCAAAAAAATTATAATGCTATTCATAATGATTTAAATAAGCAAACAACCGAATTAAGTGCTGCGATTAAGTTTGGATGTATATCAATAAGAGAAGTGTATCATGCTTTACAAGGAAAAACCGGATTAATTAGACAACTATATTGGAGGGATTTTTATGCGAATATTTTATATGAATTTCCGCGCGTATTAGGCCATTCATTAAAAGAAAAATATGACAAGATTCATTGGCATCATAATGAAAGATGGTTTAAAGCATGGTGTAATGGTCAAACTGGTTTCCCAATTGTAGATGCTGGTATGCGTCAAATGAACCACACTGGCTATATGCATAATCGTGCGCGTTTAATTGTAGCATCATTTCTAATTAAAACTCTTTTAATTGATTGGAGAGAAGGTGAAAAATATTTTGCGCAAACTCTTACAGATTATGATGTCGCAAACAATAACGGAAATTGGCAATGGGTAAGCAGTGGTGGGGCCGACTCACAACCATATTTTAGAGTTTTTAATCCTTGGCGTCAAACAGAAGAATACGACCCAAAAGGTGAATATATTAAACAATGGATTCCCGAATTAAAAGATGTTCCAGTTAAAGATATATTAAATTGGGAAACCGAATATTTAAATTATAAAGATAGTAAATACCCTAAACCAATTGTTAATTATACAGAACAGAGAGATAAAATTTTAAAAATGTATTCAAGTGTATTTTGATTTACACCTTTTACCATTTCAAATGCCGAAATCTGTAATAAATTTATTAAATGATATATTTAACCAAATCATACAATCTCCTTCATCCTCAATAGATTTACAATTTCTACATATTTGAAATTTTAAATTTTTTTTACTATTTTCATCTAAATTTGTATAAAATGCTTTTGCTTCTTCAATTATTTCATTACTCATTAATGTATTAAGTTGTTGTTTAAATAGAATTGTATAATTTCTATTAATGTAAGTATACATTTTTACTCCATAAATACCTCTCGTTGTATAATACATGTTATTGTTTACTATAATAATTATACTTAGGTTATTTTTATATAATTTTATTTCAATTTTTATAAATAAACGACATTTGAAATAGTAAAAGATGTAATAATAAATAAAATTGAATTTCTTATTTACTATTTATTTAAAATTATAATAACAAGATGAAAATATATACAAATATAATTACACCATTTATGTTTGGTAATTGGATACTAAGAATATCCAACGATATAAATCTTGAAAACGGTCTTAATTATATTCAGATACGAGAAGAACCTATTATTAAATTGAAAACATTTAAACAAGATGGTTTATTTGGCATAAAAAAATCTAGAACAGCATTTATAAATAATATACAGCATATCGATAAAGACAAATATTATTTTACTTTAAAATATTCTAGAAAGAATACATATTCATATTCGTTTTTAGGTATAACAATACCAGAATTCAAATCAAACAGCGAAGAATATTATAGAGAGAAAAATTTTACAATTAGTATAATTGATAAGACGATGTTTATAAATGATAATGATAGTTATATGTATTATATATTTGATTTATATGTAGGAAAACTAAAATATCCTAATACTGAAACCAGTTTAACTACTTTTATGTTTACGCAAATATTTAGTATATTATTAAGTTTGATAATTAGTAAATTACTTTAAGTTATTAATTATAAATTTATTTATAAAAATAAATAAATGTCGGAAAATATTTCTTTATATTCTAAAGAAGGATTTGAATTTAATAAAATTAAAGAAAACAATTATAAATTAGTTTTTGATATAGAAAATCAGAATATAGTATTGCCAAAAATTGTAGATTTTAGTTTGCTCAAACTTATTTATGAATTAAATAAAGATATTTATGAAAATTCTAATTTAACAATTATAAATGAAAATGAAGCAATTTCAATGTTATTAATAAAAAATTTATTTGAAGACTTAGGCTTACATCAACGTTTTTCTTATATAAAAATTGAAAAGGTAGTAAGTGAAAATAACATATTATTTATTTCAAAATCTATTAAAACATCTCGCCCTGAAGGAATACCTATTTGTGCAAAGTTACTACCAATTAATATTATGTTATGTAATGTTTCAATTATTAATTCTCATAAAATTAATTTTTGCTGTGATATTACATTTGATGATGAGATGATTGTTCCAAAATTTGCCGAACAAATAGTTGGTGTTATTTTATTTAAAATATTTAAACGTGTAAAACAATTTATAGAGAATATATAATATAATTATTATATGAGTAAAAATATTAAAGGAATTTTTTTTATTATAAAAGTATTATTTATTTTTTTTACCGAAATGATGATGTTTACTATAACTAGAAATTATTCGGTTTTTATTGATAGAATATCTTTGCGATTATCATCCATTAATATTCTTTATGTAAAGATATTTCAGGCATTCGCACTTAATAATAGTCTAATTGATGATGAACTTAACAATAAACTGCTTAAATTTACCGATAATGCTCCGTGGAATTATTCTGATATAAATTTATATGATTTAATAGAAATGACTAGCAAGTATAACATTTCATTAAGTACAGGTTATGAGACACCTATAAATTCAGGTATGATTTCACTTGTTTTTAAAGGATATAAGGATAATAAAATGGATAAACCAGTGATTATTAAAATGAAACGCAATAATATTCAAAAAAAACTTGATGATGCGATTGATAATTTATTGTTTTTTATCTATATTTTATCGTTTATTCCTCTTATAAATAATTACCAAATTCCAGATGTTATCAATAAAAATATCGAGATTATTAGACATCAAACAAATTTTATAGAAGAAGTAGAAAATATGGATATAATCAGAGAAAATTGTAAAAATTTGAAATATGTTAAAATACCAAGAGCAATAAAAGAAATAACTGAAGAATACCCAGATATTATAGTTATGGATTATATTGATGGTAAAAAAATTAATGAATTAAAAGAGGATGATTATGAAGGTTTTTCAAAACAAGTTGTTAAATTTGGTATTGTTACATCAATTGTACACGGTGTAGCTCATGGAGATTTACATAGCGGAAATATACTATTCATAAAAGATGATGAAGATACCAAATATACATATAAAATAGGTGTTATTGATTTTGGTATTATTTATAAAATAAGTGATAATTACAAGCAGATTTTATTTGAGCTTTTTACAAAAATATATGAATTATCACCACGTGAATCAGCTGAGATAATATTTAACTCAGGAGTTATTGAGCCTCAAGATATAATAAAACAAATACCAAAACAACACTATGACAATATTATTTCATTTGGTGAAGAAATAATAAATGAAACTATTAATGTATCAAAAAAGGCTAATCAGAAGCAAATTTATAAATTTTTATTTAAAATGAACGAATATTTATCTAAAAAAGAACTTAGAAACTTAGGGTTAAGACCTAGCGATGATTTTGTAAAATCACAGTTAGTACTAGCTATGGCGCACGGCGTTACTTTATCACTTTGTAAAGGAGATTTTATAACCTTAATGGATAAATGTATAAATGAGTTATTTCGAACAGATATTCTTTTAGATTATTTATCATAATTTTATTTATTTGTAATTTTTTTATATTCCCACTTATAAAATGCTACGCAAGTTGTAAAAATGACTTATTTTGTAAATACAAACGAATATATCTTTATATAAATAGGAACATCTTGTTTCTTTTTACTAGTAGTTGGTATTTTACTATCTACTTTTTGGTCTAGTTTATAAATACATAATAATGCTAATATAATCCCAATTATAAATACTAAAATAAATCCTATAATAGATAAGTTAAAATACTTATATATAGAAGCATAAGTAAATCCTAATATAGCTCCAACTATTACTTGACTAATTGTATGCATATTTGTTACAATTCTTTGTATTGAAACAATCAAAATAAATATTAAAGTAACCCATAATGGTATGAAATTACAAAAATATAATAAGAAAAAGAATAATGAAGATGTTTCAGCATGGCCTGATGGCATACCAATACACTTTAATAATCCACTCTTATCTTTATTTCTACATCTCGTGAGTGGTCTTTTAACATCATTATAATCAAAATATGTTTGAGAGAATGTTTTTTCTAAACCATTTTGAATAAAATAATGATATAAGCAAAATAAAATTATAATACTAAATATTCTAGTATTTAATTTCATTAATATATAATGATATTAAATGAGTTTATTTTTCAATAAGAATCTGTTTTGAAATATTCTTTATTATTTTGTCTTGTTTATCCCTATTATTGTCATCCATAGATTCTATTACTATTTTACTATACTGGTCAGACCCTTCATTATGTAGTAAATACTTATAATATAATGTTTTAAATTTACTTAAATATGTACTAATATATTTAATTATACTACATATATGCAAGTTACTATTGACGAAATAAACTATAAATTT